TTTATAATAGTTATTTCTTTTTTATATTCAATATAAGCATTTTTTATATCAGAATTATACATTTTACACCTCTTTCTGTAATAAATCCTTTATTCTATTTATTGCCGTCTTCCCTGCATTTTGAAATACCTGATTTTTAATTTTATCTTTATTCTCAAGTACATAATGAATATCGCTGACCATATTATCTTTTGGTTTGCCTTGATAAATATAAAATACTGATAAAATTGTAACTATATCCTTTTTAGTATATTTCATGCTTAAAAATGTATCATCAGTCTCCGTAAGTATATTGAAATCTTCGATTAACTCTTTGGAAACTGATATTCTTAATTTGCGTTTTTCGTCATTCGTAATGCGATATCGCGAATGGAAGAATATTCTTCGAAGCGCATCTGAGAAAATTGCAAAATCTATTGGCGAATTGTACCTTCCGATCATTCCATATATATTACATAAACTGTTCTCATTGATTATTTTTGTGATAATGTTGGCCAAATCATTAGTATTATATGAATTGGTATTAGCTGCTGACATCTTTGTCTTTTGTGCCTGCTGATAAATATATCTTTGAGATTTTTCTACATTAAAATTAGTAATACGAAGCTCCATTATTTGATCGCATTTTGGATACTCTCGTTTTGCTTTTAATAATGCCAGATATCGATGATAACCATCATTAATGTCAAAAGTATCAATATGATTAATAACCAATTGTTTTGCATTACAATCATAATAAAAATCAGATGTATTTTCTTCGAGAATACCTTTAGGTATATTTAATGTGATATCAGATGGGATATAAATCTCTTCTATAATATCATCCCTAATAGCATTGACAGCCCCTTGATCAATTGTAATTTTATAGAAGTTATTTCCATTTTTGGTCACTTTTGTCATTGCTCGTTGAGTCTCTGGATTATAGTTGATTAGTCCTTTATTCATAAAATAAAACAATTCATTAATATCAATTTTTCCAATCCATTGATCATCTGTAATCTGAATCATATCAAATTTTAAAGGCCATTCTATCTCTTTCTCTAGTGGATCAGCATCAAATCTTAATCCGCTATAATCGTGTATTTCTTTTGGGGTAAAATAGTTTGATAATTTACCTGCACCTCTTAAATTTCCATTCTTTAATTCTAGCTGTTTAAGGTAGCTATCTGTCATTACAAATAATTCCAAATCTGATGCTTCTGGCAAGGCTTTTCGCATAGATGTATATTCGGAGAATTGTAACTTGGTAAAGTTATAAGTCTCTTCGGCATAATCATACATTGCTTCTTCCAAAGGCTTATCGTTTAATAAAACCCTGATGAACTTATCTTCTAAATATTTAATCAATACACTTCTATCAACTAACATGTCGACCACCTCTTTCTTATTTTAACATAATTTTATTTAATTTTCCATGTAATCTCTTAATGTGCTTCTCCAATAAAACCCATCATATAATCGCTTCAGATCACTTTCCCATGTTTCAACATCATGATGATCAATTTCAGCATAACGTTTCATATCGGTATAGTCATATCCTTTTTCATTTAATATATCTGCAACGACTTTATACATATACAGAAACATTGTTTTTTCTTCTACTGGATCATCCTCGTCTTCAAAATCCCATTCATCAGTTTCTTTCCTTTCGTCTGTCGTTGTTGACTCTGCCTTTTTTCTAAATAAATCTATAATTTCCTGTTCTGATTTAGAAAAGTTTCCGGAAGATATAATACAATTTGACTGGCTCATTGCCTCTGTCAACAGATTTCCAAATTTGGACTGTATATCCAACGGTTTTTTACCTTCCTTTTGCCCTAAGATATCAAAAATTAGTCTCGGAATATCCATATCATCTGGGAGTTTCTTTGTCTGAAGATAACAACATTTTTCACCACAAACGATACAGTATACAGGTTTTCCGTCATTCTGACTCGTATACTTTAAAATATTAATAAACATCTTATTCTGACAGATTTCTGTTGGTAATAATTCAAAGTCTATTCCTTTTTCTTGCATTGCTTTCATGACTTGAACTAAAGCATTCTCGTCTTCATCCGTATAGCTTAACCATGTTTCTTCGCCGTAATGAGTTCCTTTAAATGTTAACATATTTTCCTCCCTACGCTCCAAGACTCTTTGACATATAAGTTGCTGCCTTTTTCCTTGGGTTATCAGATCTTGTAATGTACAAACTGGTTGTACTTATACTTGAATGTCCGACAGCTTCCTTTGTAGCTTCAATATCCTTTGTTTTCTTATAATAAAGTGAAACAAATGCAGCTCTTAATTTATGTGGAGATATTTCGTAACCTAAAGCAGGTTTTGAATATTTCTGTACAATATCATATATTGTTCGAGGGCTTATCCTATTTTTCTTTGCAGATATAAAGAACGCGTCTTCTTTTATTTTAAAAGATTCTAAATATTGATCTCTATATTTTAACCATTTCATCAAAATCTTTTTTGTTCCCGGAGAAAATATATACACCTGTTCTTTATCTCGTTTATCAATAATAGTCAATTTCCTTTTCTTCCAATCAAAATCAGTAACATTAATCTCACTTAAAGCTGTATTTCTCATTCCAGTAACCATAAATAAATGCAAAATTGTATAATTTCTTGCCTTCCAGATATCAGCGATATTATCATTTTCAACTTCTTTAAGGATTTTATTTAAATCATTCATTGAAAGGAATATTCTTTTTACTGAATCTTTTCTCATCGGTCGATCAATAAGGTCCATTGGGTTTCCACTGATAATTCTTCTTTTATACAGATACTTAAAATATTGATTGAGCGCGCTACATGCAGCTTTTGTATAAGCCGCAGATGCTTTTTTTATTTCTCCGTTTTTATTGACATATTGAATACTATTTAAATATTCCTGTATATCTATATCTGTTATTTCTTCAATAGAAGCTCTTTCCGAATACCCAATAAAATTCTGTATATATCTAATATATTCAATACATGTTTTAGGGCTTTTTGATATTCGAATGTTATTATAGAATTGCCTTACATTGTCTGGCAGTTCAAGTAACATTGTCTCTATTTTTTGATTAATCTGAAGCTCATGCTCTAATCTGCCATTCATTCAACATTCTCCTTTCACTTCTTGATATACTTGTTAATGATCCTCTTCTCCAATGTTTTTCCAGAGTTCTGGTACCATGGCAAAATCACGCCGCAGTATTCCTGTACTCTCATGGAGTATATCTCGCCACATATCATAAACACAATTAATCCGATTGCAGCAATCAGTCCTCCGTTGGCCACAATACATAATAGCAGACATGGTACAACCCAATACCAGTTATATGAGAAATGACACCATTTCACCAGCCATTCTTCACTCATCATGTCAAAACGTCTAATTTCGTCTTGAGATAAAGAAGTCTTAGGAGGATTTGCAGCTGCCTTGCGTCTCATTAATTCAGCATAACCAACCGTTGGTTCGTCCGGGCTGGTATATTTCTTAACATCCTCCTGCATCTGCTTTATTCTGCGTTCTTCCTCTTCTTTCTTCCTTCGCAAACTAGGACTGTTCCTATATTTAAACTCCTCATACGTGTTTCTTATTAACTGTTCCATCTGTGGAGGAGTTCCTGATTTAGTACAAATTTGATTATAAATATACTTCATCTCTTCAAGCTCTATATATGCTTTAGGGACACTATAACGTTCGTAATAACTTTTCATACTTTCTGTTTGACGTTTTGCTCCTTTTACAGCATCTTTTACATATCGCACATAGTTTTCGTAATGTTCTTTATTTGTTATTATATGATCTCCGAACTGAGCAATACATTTACACTTTGCATTTGCCTCTTCAGGAGTAAAATTATTAACAATATCCTCACACTTTTTAATAAGATCATCCGTAGAATCTGCATACTCCTTATAATTCTGCGCGTCTTTAAAACTCATAATCATAAGTGTTTATCTCCTTCCTTTTGTATTAGTAGTCCTGTATGTGCTTTCTGATTTTAATTTCAAAAATATTCTGAATTTATTTTTTGGTGTAAAAAAAAGATACACTATACCTGTGTATCAAACAATCACTTTATTTTTACTTTTGCTTACCTTAGCAAGCGGTGTTCTTCTATATGACATGGCATAATAATTCTCAACGTGGCATATCCCGCATGGCATATACACTACCTTCTCAACGAGCGCAAAGAAGGAATATACATTTACTAATTATTTTCCAAGACTTTGTAAGGTACGCTTACAGCACATTTCTTCTGTAATCGTTTTAACCATAGCACCGTTAGTTGAAGTTGTAAAGAAAATTTATATATTTCAGCAATTAGTCTAAAAACGGATCGTAATTTTCGGTAATTATTACCAGATATCAGTATTGATATTTTTAGTTCATTTTGTTCTATGAGATAAGATTTTATCCTCTTAGTCCTCAAAAAATTCCTCATAGTCTACAGCAAATAATTTCTGCAATGCTTTAAGATCACTGGCTTTTATGTTTCTTCTGCCCGATTCAATATTAGCAAGTGTACTTCTGGACATACTGCTTCCCATCAACTGTAACTGACCTACGACTTCAGCCTGTGTCATATTCTTTTTCATCCGTATGTTCTGGATATTTCTACCTATTGGAACGTCCTGTAAAATCCACTGCATAAGATATACTCCTGTGACTAATTAGTAACTTTTGTATTGAGTATATCTGGAAAACATGGTATTATTGTCACTAGATAGAAACAATCGTATTAGAGAGGAATATAGCATTATGGATATCATAGATCAGCTTTACAACTCACATGTAAGCGCAGACACACTGGACGCTCTGGACAAGTACCGTATACATAAGGATCAGGCTTTACATGGTTATCATGCTCTTAAAGAACAGCTTACAGACGCTCAGGCCGCTGCTCTGGATCAGGTCATGGATGAGAACCTTAATCTTTTAGCAGATGAGTTAGAGCAGAATTTCAGAAACGGCTTCTGTCTTGGAGTGAAGATGATGTGTGAAGTGTTTGGAAAAGATGTGTAAGTATGCCATAATTATAAAAAGCTGAGCCGTCGATTTGACGGTGCAGGTCAATGATTACACCAATCACCCCTTCTTCCACTTCCCAGTGTGAGCTCTTCAATCATCCAGAATTTGGAAATCTGCGCTGCATTAAGATTGATGGAGAGCCATGGTTCGTAGGAAAAGATGTAGCAACGGCGTTGGGATATAGCAACCATAGAGACGCATTGTCTAAAAAGGTTTATCCCGAAGATAAAATGGATGGGGTAGCAATTTGCGACTCCATCGGAAGACAGCAAAAACCAGTATTTATCAACGAATCCGGTCTCTACTCTCTCATCCTCAGCAGTAAACTTGAATCCGCAAAACGTTTCAAACACTGGGTAACATCTGAGGTATTGCCATGTATTAGAAAAACTGGGGGATCACAGAGAATTATCTTTACCTTGTACTTCTTTATTATCTGCAGTATTCTTATGATATCAAGCATTGAAGGAGGAAACACCAATGAAAAAGAAGTTCAAAAGTTCTCTTATCATTTTTCTGGCTGCTATTATGATCTTTTCTCTTCCGCTCTCAGCATCGGCAGCCACCAAGAGGGACGTAACAAAAACATACAGTAAATCTGTCACTAAACTGTTAAGAGGTTTTGATAGCTATTTCGGTTACTGCTGCGGTAAGAATCAATATTTCAAATTTGACGATTACGCCCGGACAACTATGGTTACTATGAGAACACGCGGATTATCAAATTATAAAATAGCATCTGCCAAGAAAAGACTTCAACCACAGCTGAAGCTCTACTTTAATACTTCTACTGTGAAGTTCAAGAAATTTACAAAATATGGTATTCCGAAAAATCCTTCTTACTTATTCTGCAATCAGAACGGTAAGATCGTTTATACTGGCGGTGACTGGGGCGAAGTTTCTCCACGAGGATTCGTTAAAAAAATTATAAAAACAGGTTCCAAAACATACGAAGTAACGTATAATCTTCATTTTTATGATTGGGTTACTAAAAAAACTTGCGGATATATGGGAACATATAAAGTATATCTCAGAAAAGCCAGCAACAAAAACGGCTTCGTTATTACTAACATTAAACAGACTACAAGCAAAAAAGTAAGATTCTAGTTTTTTCGCAGAGGGGCAGATTCCTAAATCGTGGATCTGCTCTTTTTTCGGCCTTGTAATTCGTCCTGTAAGACGTTTTTATTTTTCAAGCGAACAAATCCTCGTCTTAACGCTTTCAATCCCTTTACAGATCAAATACGTGCTCACAGGGCAGCTATATATGCAAGTCCCGGTGAAGATATGAATAATAGCTGCTTTCAAAATAAAAAGTAAAAAAAGGCTCATGACTTGTCCGCAAACTGTACCGCTACAGTCTCGACTTATCATGAGCCTTGAAATTCGTCTCTCATATACTACGACAGATGGGTTATTTGCTGAAAAGGTTCCATCGTATATGTAGGATTTTTTCTACGCCATTTTTTCTTGTTCTTTACGCCATTTTTACCCCATTTTTGTAAAAACTTACGTGAAATTACGGTAACTTACGTGAAGTTATTCGCCCTCGGACTTTTTTGTGTCAAATCCCGGGAAATGGCTCAACCATGCAGGTTTCATATTCCTTAAATTTCCCTGAAATCCGGTGTCCCGTACAGATCATACGGAGTACTCTGGTATACGTAATAATTCAACCAGTTCGTATACAGGTTGTTGGCATGGGCCCTCCAGGTGAGGAGTGGTTTGTTGTTTGGATCGTCATCTTTGTAATAGTTCTTCGGGATTTCAATAGGCAGACCCTTGGCAAGGTCTCTCTTATATTCGCCATCCAAAGTCACGCGGTCGTATTCCGGATGTCCCATAACAAAGATTTTACGTCCTCCCTCTGCCATTGCAAGGAACAGACCAGCCTCTTCGCTTTCCGCCAGGACCGTAAGGTCTTTGCATGCATGGATATCTGCAATAGGAACTTCTGTGTGTCTGGAATGCGGCGCAAGAAATACATCATCAAAGCCCCGGACCAGCGGGATCTTACGGTTCAGTACCCTGTGCTGGAAAAGTCCGAACATTTTCTTATCCAGAGGTTTTTTCTCCAGGCCATAAAAATGATAAAGACTGGCCTGCGCTGCCCAACAGAGAAAGATCGTGGAAGTCACATGCTTCTCAGTCCAATCCATGATCTCAGTCAGCTCATTCCAGTAATCCACTTCCTCAAAAGGCATCTGCTCTACCGGTGCTCCTGTGATGATCATTCCATCAAATTTACTTTTCTTTATATCGGTGAATGTTTCATAAAACTTGTTCAGATGGCTGAGAGATGTATTCTTGGCTTCATGGCTCTCCACAGCCATAAATGTCACATCCACCTGCAGCGGTGTATTGGAAAGAGAACGCAGAAGCTGCAACTCTGTTTCTTCTTTCAGCGGCATCAGATTCAGGATCAGAATCTGGATCGGACGGATATCCTGGTGCATGGCACGTTTTTCGTCCATTACAAATATATTTTCTCTCTCCAGGATCTCCTTTACCGGAAGATCCCCCTGTGTTTTGATTGGCATTGTTTGCCCTCCTTATATATGAAGCGTCTCTTATAAAGGAGCCGCTCGGCTTTTTTCTTCAGATAAAAAGTATCTCCAGTCTGTACGGCCTTTACTGCACTCCGGCAAGTTTCCGAAAATCTTCTTCTGAAAGGATCGGAATCCCCAGTTCTCTTGCCTTTTTGTTTTTGGATGAATTGGACTGGATGTCGTTATTGATCAGATAATTGGTCTTTTTGGTAACTGAACCGGTAACCTTGCCTCCCAGGGATTCGATCAGCTCTTTGGCCTCACTTCGATTTCCAAAGTGCACCAGACTTCCTGTGATCACAAAATTCATTCCTTCAAAGATCTGTTCCTGTTTGGGACTGTCCTCCTGAATATGAAGAAATCTCATCAGATGATCCAGGCGGCGATTATTATCCTCATCCCTAAAATAAGCTACCAGATTTCCGGCAATGACCGGCCCGATGGTATCAATAT